GGGCTAGCTGACAGTGGGGTCGTGGGGCCCGTGGGGGGGGGTGCGAGCGAGCGGGAGCGAGCGGCACCCGGCTTCGGGTGGGCCCTGGCGGGGGCGGATCGGGTAGCAAGCTAGGTTCGTGTGGTGGGAGGGGGGATGGGGCGTGGGGTGTCGGGAGCGGGGCCTGGCACGGCCCGGGATCCCAGCCCTCGGAGAGCCAGTCTGACTAGCGGAGTGCTCGGGAGAAGTCTAGGCGCAGCGCGTTATCGGCTGCAAGGGTGCGGGCGGCCTACCACTCGGCGTGGAGTGGGAGGGTGCGGCGCAGTCAGACGTGCATGTGTCAACGGACTTTGGGGCGAGCGGTGCGGAGCTGGTCGAGGCGTTCCCGCAAGAGCTGGGCGGCGAAAGTCGTGGGGCCATAGGCGCCAGCGCCGCGGGCCTGGCAGAGGGCCTCGAGTTCCTGGCCGAGGGCGGGTTCGAGGCGGAGGTTCAAGCGATAGGTCTTGGCCTGTTTGGTCAGCGATGGTGGCATATGGTGCCACTCTGCCACTGGGGGCGGGGGGGCGGCAAGCGTGGGGTGGGGCGCCGGGCGCCGGGGGCACCTCGAGCGAGGGGCCGGGAGCCGGCGCCACGGCGCGGTGGGGGTGGATGGCGTGGGGAGCCTAGCAGGGATCGTGCCGGGGCGGCAGTCCGCGGAAGTACGGGGGCCCCCCTCTTGACAGCGGGTGGGGGGGTGCGGCACACGGCCCGCCCCGGCATGTCCACCGTGTCGGGGCCGGTCGGTTCGCTCCCTGGCGCCCCCGCCGGGGCCCTCGAGGCCGGCCGGCCCCCCCCGCCGAGGCGCTAGGATGGCGAACGGGGGGCCGGGTGGGGCGCCGCAGATCGTCGTGCCGGGCACGGGGTGGGTGGACGTCGCCTCGCGGGCGATTGTGCAGGTCGGCTTTCCCGTCGTCGTCGCCGCCGTGCTCTTGTGGTTCGTCCTGGGGCGCTTCACGGCCGACGTGACGTCGATTGCGGCCCGGATGGAGGCGAACGCGCGCGCCGTCGAGCTCTTCACCGACATGCAGGCGAGCCAACTGGCCGAGATGAAGGAGCACACGAAGGAGCTGCACGCGCAGACCGAGCTCTTGAAGGAGTTTGTCACCCGCAAGAGCGCGCGCGAGCCGGCGGAGCGCTAAATGGGCATTCATCGGAAGTATTTTTTCGATAATCTGCGGTTTTATCTCTTCAAATCGTTCACTCAGGGCCAAGTCGACGGGTTGAACGTGTTTCTGGACTGGTACGACACGGCGAATCCGCCCGCGCCGGCGCGCTATCACGTCGACGACCGCATGCTGGCGTACGTGTTGGCGACGACGTACCACGAGACGGCGGCGACCATGCAGCCGATCGCGGAATACGGGAACGGGAAGGGCAAGAAGTACGGCGTGCCGGATCCGGTGACGGGGCAGACGTATTACGGGCGCGGCTACGTGCAGCTCACGTGGAAGGACAACTACCAGCGCCAGGATGCGAAGCTCTCGCTCGGCGGCTCGCTCGTCGCCACGGCCGACCGGGCGCTCGAGCCCCAGATTGCGCTCGACGTCATCCTGGGCGGCATGGTCGACGGCGACTTCACCGGCAAACGGCTCGGGCAGTTCTTCACGGCCGAGGTGACGAACTGGTACGATGCGCGCACCATCGTGAACGGCTACGATCAGGCGTCGCTGATTGCGGGCTACGCCGAGAAGTTCTGCAACGCGCTGACACAGACGTGAGAGGGAGGCGCGATGTTCCGACTCGACACCGAGACGATTCTCGACACGCCCGAGCTCGGGGGCGCCGCGGCGGTGCCGCGGGCGGACCCCGCGCCGCGCGGGATCCAAGACGAGCCCGTGGCCATGAAGCGCCCCGAGGACGAGGACGCGCCCGAGGTCCCGCCGCCGGCGCCTGGGGACGAGCATCTGCCGCCGGACGACGAGGACGACGAGGAGCCGCCGGCGTAACACGTGCCATTCATCGGGCAACGCGGGGCGGCACCGGACCCGCGGGGCGCCGCGGCGCAGCCGATGCCGGGCGTGACCGAGTGGGGGTGTCCCCGCAACGGCGTCCACGTCGTCGAGGTGCACTACACGGCGGATCCCGCCAAGCGCGATCCGGCGTGGAAGCGGGAAGCCATGCGCGGCATGCCGCCGCGCGGGTGGCAGCGCGAGATGGAGATTGCCTTTGATCTCGCGGCGGGGGAGCCCGTCTTGCCGGAGTACGTGCCGGCGGAGATGCGGCGGCCGTTTCCGGTCAACCCGACGGCGCGCCTCCTGCGCGGGTGGGACTTCGGGCAGGTGTGTCCCGTGACGCTCTTCGCGCAGTGCGACGTGCACGGCCGCCTCGGATTCGTCGCGGAGTTGGTCCTCGAGCACGCCAACCTGACGACGCAGATCGAGGCGACGAAGGCGCTGACGCTCGAGCTGGTCGGCCCGGGCGCGAATTGCTTTGACGCCGGCGACCCCGAGGCGTTGCACGAGATGGAGCTCGGGTCGATTCGCGCCGTCTTGCTCAAGCACGGCATCATCCTGCAGACCTTCGGCGGCCGCGGCGACACGTCCTACAACAACCTCCGGGACCGGCTCTTGCGCCGCGTGCGCGTGCCGGGCGAGGAGATGCCGTCGCCGGCACTCATTGTCGATCCGCGGTGCCCGATCCTCCACTCGGCGTTCAGCGGCGGCTTTGCGCGCCACCCGCGGACGGGCAAGCCGATGAACGTCCATCCGTACAAGGACGTCGTCGACGCCGCGCGCTATCTGCACGACAACATCCAGGGGTCGTCGTCGGAGTGGCTCTTGAAGTTGCAGGCCGTCGCGCGGGCGGACTGCGCGTGGTGAGTTGACGCCCGGGGGGGATGCCCGCTACACGGGCCGCCCCGATGGCACGGGGCGCTCGAGGCGGCGCGGAGGCGCGCACCCTCTCACCGGCACGCGGCACCGCGCCCGTCAACCTCGCGCAGGATCCCGAGATTGTCGCCCGCGTGCGCGACGAACTCGTGCCACTCGTGCGCCGCACCCGGCAGGACCGCCAAGTGCTCCGCGAGCGCTGGCTCCGCTACTACCGCATCTGGAGCGTCCGCCACGACATGCAGGGCTACCGCGGGCGCACCAACACGTACTTTCCGCTCGGGCGGCGCTGGATCGAGCAGTGGGTCACGCGCCTCAAGCGGGACTGCTTCCCCGACCAGGACTGGTTTGCGTGTCGGGCGCTCCGGGAAGACTTCGAGGCGCGCGTGCCGGCCAAGGTGGCGCTCCAGAAGTACTGGATGCGCCGCCACATGCGGCTCCGGAAGCAGAGCCTGCCGTGGCTCCGCCAGCTCGTCATGTACGGCACGTCGCCGGTGCGGAACGTCTGGCGGTGCGTCGAGCACGAGCAGACGGTCTTGCGCGACGTCCTCGACGACGACGGCGCGCCGTCCGGCAAGACGATTGAGCACGTGGAGAAGGTGGCCGACTTCCTCGGGCCGACGTTCGAGCCCGTCGACCTCTTCGCGTTCTACGTCTGGCCGCCGACGGCGGCGGGGTTGTCGGACGCCACGCTGACGTTCGAGGACCGGTGCGTGCCGCGGAGCCGCGTGTATGCACTCGCCGAGCGGCCACTCGACCCGACCAACCCGGCCAGCGGGAACGTGTACGAGGGCGTCGGCACGCTCGTCGATCTCTACGACACGGCGGTGGCGAATCGCACCGGCGGCGGCACGCGCAACCCCGAGAAGTACGACGCCCTCGCGCAACGCCTCGCGGACAAGGGCTTCACGGCGCCGCTGGACAGCAACGTGCCGGCGGCGCTCCGCCCGCTGGACCTGACCGAATGCCTCTGGACGGTCGATCTCGAGGACGACCCGGCGCCGTATCTGGTCACGCTCGGCGCCGACGAGATCCCGCTCCGCGTGCAGCGCCGGCCGTTCTGGCACGGCGGCGGGCAATGGCTCGTCGGCCGCTTCGTGCAGGTCGCCGAGGAGTTCTACGGCCGCGGACTCTGCGAGCTCTTCGACTACATGCAGTACTTCGTCAACGACCTCGGCAATCAGTCGGGCGACGCGTTTGTCTGGTCGACGAACCCGATTGCCGTCGTCGACGTCGGTGCCGTGCAAGACCCGACGTCGCTCCGCATGGCGCCCGGCGCCAAGTGGCTCGCCGACCCGAAAGGCGTGCAGTTCACGACGCCGCCGCAAGGCGCCGCGCAAGCCGGCTTCGAGGCCGTGTCGCAGTACGTCGGCCTGGCCGACACGCTCGTCGCGCCGACGCCGGCGCGGCCCGTCGGGAGCGTGTCGCAGCAGGGCGCGCAGGACTCCGCCGGGCTCGCCGCGCAGCTCGCCGATAGCGCCGTCGACCTCCGCGCCGTCGTCGAGCAGCTCGAGGACGAGGTCCTCGTGCCACTCCTCGAGCGCTCCGACATCCTA